TCAATGGACGTTGGGCACCCGAAAAATTGCCGCCTCCTGCTCGGTCCAAGGCAGTTCGATCGCATACCATAGGTCCTTAAGCCGCACGGCTGGCGCGTTCCGCTCGATCAGCAGTTTGTGCAGAACGTTGGGGGCGAGGTAAGCCAGCCGCACAACCCGCCCGACGTAGGCAGCAGTAAATCCCTCAGCAGTGGCGATGTCCTGGTTGCAGGAAGCCTCACCGGCCTCAAGCTTACGTTTCCAGCTCCATGCCAGCGCCAGTGAGCGCATGATGTGCGGATCGACGCCGCCATTGTCGTCGTTCGCAACATAGTCGTCTGGCGGCGCAATGCGCGGCCGCCCGTTCCGCTTTCGGATCACGAGTGGGATAAAGACCGTGGTGATGCCGGCGGCTTCACTCATGCGGCTTTGTCCAGCTTGGGCAATTGCAACATGTCGCTGACCAACGAGCTAAGCCCGCTGGTCCGCAGATCAAGCGACATGCCTTCCTTGCTGATGACAACGCGTTCGATGAGCAGCCGGGCTGTCCGGTCCTGCTCTGCCGGGAACAGATTGTCCCAAAAGCTGTCGAAGGTTGCCAAAGCACCCGCTACATCGTTCTCGGTAAAGCCCGACCTCGCTGCCTTGAGGGCAGCACAAGCTTTGGCGGCAATCTCGGGTGCGCGCAGCAGCTGGCGGATTTTCTGAACCACCGCGCTTTCGATTACGCCGGCGTTGAGGCGAACAATTGAGCCTTGGCCTTCGTCGCCGCGGTTCTTCAGAGCATCCATCGAAATGTAATAGCGATAGAGCCTCTCACCCTTGCGTGTATGCGTCGGCGTCATCGCAACGCCGGTGTCGGTGAAGATAAGTCCCTTGAGCAATGCGGGGGTTTGCGCACGGGTGTTGTTGGCGCGGGTGCGTGGGCTGATCTTCAGGATGGCATGGACCTTGTCCCAGAGTTCCTGACTGATGATGGCCTGATGCTCGCCGGGATAGCTGGTGCCCTTGTGGACCGCTTCACCAAGATAAACCCGGTTGCGGAAGAGTTTGTAGAGGAACCCCTTGTCGATCGGGCGGCCTCGCTTGTTGGTGATGCCCTTGCGGACCAGCTCCCGGGTCAGCCTGGTGGCCGAGCCCAACTCGACAAAGCGCTCGAAGATGTAGCGGATCTGTGCCGCTTCCGGCTCGTTGATCACAAGCTTGCGGTCGACAGCATCATATCCCCACGGCACGAACCCGCCCATCCACATACCCTTGGCGCGGCTGGCTGCAATCTTGTCGCGAATGCGCTCACCGGTCACTTCCCGCTCGAACTGCGCGAATGATAGGAGGACGTTCAGGGTGAGGCGCCCCATCGAGGTCGTCGTGTTGAATGACTGGGTGACCGACACGAACGTCACCTTGTGCTCATCAAACACCTCAACGAGCCGGGCAAAATCCATCAGCGAGCGGGACAGGCGGTCGATCTTGTAGACTACGATGACGTCGACCAAGCCTGCACGGATGTCTTCGAGCAGGTTCTGCAGGCCGGGGCGATCAAGGTTGCCGCCGGAATACCCGCCGTCATCATAGCCTTCGCGCATGGTGAGCCAGCCTTCGTGACGCTGGCTCGCGATGTAGGCTTCACAGGCTTCGCGCTGCGCATCGAGGCTGTTGAACTCCTGCTCAAGGCCTTCCTCCGAGGACTTCCGGGTGTAGATGGCGCAGCGGATGCGGCGGTGTGCCTCAGTCATCGTGCGCCTCCCTCAGCTGCCCGAAGGCCAAAGAAGCGGTATCCGTTCCAGTTGGTGCCGGTGATGGATTTGGCAATCGCCGAGAGCGATTTGTAGCGCTGCCCATTCCAGTCGAACCCATCTTTGGCGACCACGACCGTGTGATCGGTCCCTTTCCAATCCCGGATCAGTCGCGTGCCGATGATCGGGTTGCGGGGGTCTGAGATCACTGACTTCCTGACCTTTTTACCCTCGACCTCGTCGGCCAGCATATCCAGGGTGCGGATGATGGGTTTGGAAAGGCCGCCGAAGGCCAGCTCTTGGATCCGGTGGGCGAGGCGCTGCTCGAGAAACGGGCGGCTGTTGTTGGGAGCAGCGGCATCAAACAGCTTCTCCCACTCCTGCCGTAGCTGCGGCATTGTCATGGTCTTTAGCGCGGCAAGGCGTGCAAGCACCTGTGGGTCGTCATAGTTCTGCATTAGCGTTCTCCAACTCGGGGGCGTCCCCGAGTTCGACACACGCTCTTGCTGGGCGAAGAGCCAAGCGAACTATCTGCGTCCCCTGCAGATATAGAACTGGACTTTGCGTGCATCCGGATGATGCCTGCAGCGATGATCTGCCCCAACTCGGTGAAGCGCTCGTCGTCGGTCATGATGTCGATGGGTTGCGAGCTGTTGCCCGCAGAGATGTCGTACATGTCTGGTGAACCTGATGGCTGGCAAGGCGATCAGGCGAACTCTCTCCCTGATCATGTCAGGCAGAATATGTGCGGGATATAAACGTCGTCAATGAGAACGAGTAGGGCAAAATCCCACAATCGACGCGGTGGCCCTCAGCGGCGGCTGTAAAGTCGCTGGTGGGCGCGCAGGACGATTCCAATGATTTGAACGCCGTCGTCGCTGAAGTTGTCGGCATCGGGTCTGCCGATGATAATCGGCTCCTGAAACTCTGGCCGCGTGGATTCGGCGCGCAGGATGTAATTCTTCCCGTCGTGGTCGAGGCGCTTGCAGGTGAGCTCGTGCATGTCGTGACGGTCGCGCTGGACGATAACGATGTCGCCCGGAACCGGCTCTATTTCGCCAAAGATCGTGCGCAGACACTCAAGGTCAGACCCGGGAGGAATGAGCTTGTCCATGGAATTGCCTTCCATGCGCAGGGCAAAGCGCTCGCCGCCAACAACCGGACTTGGGCCGACCTCAATGAAGTAGCGGTCTTCCTCTGGCCATTCAGTCTGCTCGCGCCAGACGCCCGCAGCAACCGCGCCCAGAACCTGCAGGCGTTCGTAAGGCGCAACGCCGCCGACGCGGGGGATTACGCCTTCGCCGCCAGAAACCAGGCGGGAAATGTCGATGCCAAGGGCGCGAGAGAGTCCGACAAGAGTTTCGAGTGTCGGGTTGTTGCTGCGGCCCCGCAGGATCTCGCGCACGATATGCGGTGATTTCCCGCCGGTAGCTGCCAGGGAGAGCGAGCGGGCATTCCATTCGGTTCCGGGGGCTGTGGCAGTCTCAAGAACCTTCCTGAGGTGCTCGACGTTGACGAGAGAGCGTTGGGTCATGAGCTGTGCCTAGCTCTGTGGATATCGGGGGTCAATACAAATGTGGGATTAATCCCTACTTGTTGGATGGGATGTGAACGGTATTAATCCGACTCATGACGCATCCTATCCTTCAAGACATCGACGCCTTCCTCCGCCGCACCAACCTTTCGGAAACCTATTTCGGCCGTCAGGCGGCCAACGACTGGAAGCTGATCAGCCAGCTCAGGAAGGGCAGGCGGCTCTGGCCCCAGACCGAACAGCGTATTCGCGACTTCATGGCAAGCTACCGCCCGCGCGCAGAACGCGGCGCCGCGATGTCAGGAGCTGAGCGCCATGGTTGATACCATCAGCAAGAAGCGGGATTCGGCCGCGCATCCGACCGAGGACCTGCTTTGCGCCTGGCTCGATGCGGCCGAGCCGGGCGAGCGTCTCGAGTACCACCGCGGGTTTCTGGCGCGCGATGTTGATACCGCCAAACCCCAGCGTCTGCCCGAGTGGCGCCGCCAATCGCTGATGCGTCTTGCCTCCCGGGCGCGATGGGCGGCGGAAAACGGCGCCGTCCACCTCGTGCAGATCCGCCGGGGGGCAAGAGATTTCAGTTACGTCGCGATCGCAAGGCCAAAGAGCCGCAAGGTCCAATCAATGATTACCGCGCTCATGCTGCCGCAGGCGGCCTGAAGCGAACAGGGGCAGTGGGGGCTCACCGCGAGGTGCCCACGGATATTCGATCGCCGCGTCAACCACTGCCCCGCCTTTGCCGGCGGGCTGCCGACGACTGATCGTGCGCAACGAAGATGAAAGGATCACACCATGACACTTGAGGATCTGCCGGAGCAATCCCCGGCCGCTCTTGATGCATTACCAGTCGAAGTCCTCGCCCGCCTCCAGGCGCAGGCGCAGACCCGCCTTGTCAGCGCCTCGCAAATGGTCGCCATTCTCCACGGCGTCCTCACCCGCCGCTATGCGCAGGGGCTCAACGAGACCGGCACGCATCGGCGCGCGGATGGCGGTTACGAGATCCGGATCGAGGTGCCCAAGAAGGTCTCCTGGGACCAGGACAAGCTTGCCGGCGTAGTCGAGACAATCCGCAGCTGGGGCGAAAACCCCGCCGACTATGTCGAGACGAAGCTTTCGGTCTCGGAGACCAGCTACAAGGCGTGGCCCCCTGCGATCCGCGACTTGTTCACGCCTGCGCGCACGGTGAAGCCGGGCAAGGCCAAGTTCGAGATTGCACTCGGGCTGAAGGAGGCAGCGTAATGGCTATCTCGCTCTCCTCGCTCAATCGCCTCTCGGTGCCCAAGCCCCCGCGGATCGTGATCTACGGGCCGCACGGGATTGGCAAGAACACCTTTGCCGGCGCAGCGCCGCACCCGGTGCTCATCAATCTGGAAGACGGCCATCCAGCCGGACAGCCAATCGACGCTTTCCCGCGCGCCGAAAGCTTCGCTGAGGTCATGGAAGCAATGCAGGCCCTTTATAACGAGGACCACAGCTTCCAGACTTTGGTCATTGACAGCCTCGACTGGCTGGAACCGCTCGTCTGGGCAGAAACCATCCGCCGCAACAACGAGGCAAACCCGTCCAAACAGTGGTCCTCGATTGAGGATGCTGGATATGGGAAGGGCTATATCGCCACCCTCGATGTCTGGCGCGAATACCTCGATGGCATCAACGCGCTGCGCAACGACAAGGCCATGGCGGTGATCCAGACTGCACATGCTGAAGTTAAGCGCTTCGACAGCCCGGAAACCGAGCCGTTCGATCGCTACCAGATCAAGCTCCATAAAATGGCCTCGGCGCTGGTGCAGGAGCACGCGGACATGGTGTTGTTCGCCAACTTCAAGACCAGCGTTACCAAGTCGGACGTCGGCATGAAGAAGGTCGCGCGCGGCGTCGGGGCAGGCACGCGCGTGCTCTATACCGAAGAACGCCCGGCCTTCCTCGCCAAGAACCGGCACAACCTGCCCCCTGAACTCCCGCTGTCCTGGGAGGCGCTCGCCTCGTCCATGGCCGCTGCGAGCGAGGCTGCCCGCATGAGCGACGCGGCCTGATCACCACAGTCAGACAGAAAGGATTGAAGTATGGCTTTCCTCGGAGGCTCGTTCGACGCCTCGCAAGTTGAACCCAAGGGCGATTACCGGCCGGTCCCGCCCGGCGAATACAAAGTGCAGATTACCTCGTCCGAGTTTTGCCAGACCTCGACTGGCAACGGGCACCAGCTCAAGCTCGAGATGGAAATCCTCGAGGGCGATCAGGCCGGCCGTCGGCTCTATGACCGGCTCAACCTCGATAATCCCAATGCCCAGGCAGTCGAGATCGCGCAGCGCACGCTTTCGGCGATCTGCCATGCGGTGGGCAAGCTCTCGGTCCAGGACAGCGAAGAACTGCACATGCTGCCGATGATCGCGGTCGTCATGGTCCAGCCCGAACGCACCGGCAAGGACGGCCGGACCTATGGCGCCTCGAACGAGATCAAGACCTACAAGGGGCTTGGCTCCGGGCAGGCGGGATCTGGTGGATTTGGCAGCGGCGGCATGAAACCGGCTGCTGCTGCCGGCAGCGGCCAGTCTGCCTCGGCGCCCTGGAAGCGAAACGCAGCCTGAGCCTGGAGGGCAGGGGGTCGATTGAGCCCGCCCCCTGCCGCCCATTCCCCTGACTGAATAATCGAAGGAGCAGGCAATGGCCGCTCTACCTGAATTTGTGTGTCCAACGCTAGCGTCTGCCGACAGGGCGCTGGTCGATGGGCAGGATATGCGCCGCCGGGCCTATCTCGGCATGTCGGCAATCGGCGGCGCCTGCGCGCGCGCGCTTTGGTACCAGTTCCGCTGGGCCTGGAGCGTGCGCTTTGATGCGGTGACATTGAAGCGTTTTGAAGATGGCCATCGCAGCGAAGATCTGGCGGTGGCGCGTCTCAAGCGCCTGCCCGGGCTGACCGTTCACGAGACCGATGAGGCAGGCGGCCAGTGGGGCTTCAAGGACTTTGGCGGCCATTTCTCCGGCCACATGGACGGCGTTTGCGTCGGCCTCGTGCAGGCCCCCAAGACCTGGCACGTGCTCGAAATCAAGGCCTCGGAGAAGTGGCAGGACCTCGACAAGGTGCGCCGTAAGGTGGGCGAGAAGTCCGCGCTCGCCGAGTGGAATCCGACCTATTACGCGCAGGCAGTCCTTTACATGGACTATGCCGGGATCGACCGGCACTGGCTGGTCTGCGTCTCGCCAGGCGGCCGGCGCTGGACGGCGGTGCGCACCAACGCTGATCCGGCCTTTGCGGCCAGCCTGAAGGCAAAAGCTGAAAGCATCATCTTCTCCGACCATGCGCCAAGCCGGATCGGCGGGCCGGACAGCTTTTCGTGCAGGTTCTGCGACTTTACTGCGCTGTGCCATGATGGTGCCCGCGCCGAGCGCAATTGCCGCACCTGCATGGATGCAGGAGTAGCCCACGATGGCTATTGGTTCTGCGTTCGCTACGCCCATGAGCTCTCGCGCACCGATCAGGAAGCAGGATGCGCTGATCACCGATATCTGCCGGATCTGGTCGCGGGCGAACAGGTCGATGTCGAGCACGGGCGGATCATTTACCGCATGGCCGACGGCTCGCAATGGATTGATGCTGGTCCGAAGCGTCATAGCCCCGGCGATATCATTGAGCGGCAAGTCTGCCGATCGTGCGGATCGTTCGATTGGTTGGTGACCGAAGGCAAAGGGCCGCATGCGGCTGGTCTGCGCTGCACTGGCTGCGATGCCAACGGTGGTTGGCTTCCCAAGGCAGAGGTGGCCGCATGAGTGCGCCGCTTACCTTGCGCCCCTATCAGGAGGCTGCGCTCACCGACCTGTGGGAATGGTTCACGGGCCAGTCGGGCAATCCGCTGGTCATCCTTCCCACTGGCGCTGGCAAGAGCCTGGTCATTGCCGAATGGTCGAAGCTGGTGTTCGAGACCGATCCGACGGCCTGCATTCTGGTGCTCACCCACGTGCGCGAGCTCGTGGCGCAGAACGCGGCTGAGCTGGTGGGCCTTTGGCCCGAGGCGCCGTGGGGGATTTATTCAGCAGGACTTGGCCGGCGCGACATTGGCGCGCAGCTGCTGTTCGCCTCGATCCAGTCGATCCACAAGAAGGCCTACAACCTGCCGCGCCGGGTCGACATGGTGCTGATCGACGAAGCCCACATGATCCCGCGCAATGCCGACACCATGTACGGCAAGTTCCTGGCGGATCTCAAAACCATCAACCCGGCCCTCAAGATCATCGGGCTGACCGCTACCCCGTTCCGGCTCGATAGTGGCCGGCTCGACAAGGGCGAGGATGCGATGTTTGACGGCATCGCCCACGAGACCAAGGTGCGTGGGCTGATTGACGATGGCTTTCTCTGCCCTCCAATCAGTTACCGGCAGGCAGCCCAGATCGATACGGCCGGCATTGGCACGCGGGGCGGAGAGTTTATCTCCTCGCAGCTCGAGGCCGTGGCGCTTGATCCGGTTGTCATTGCCCGGATTGCCGATCGGATTGTCGAGCAGGGAGCTGACCGGCGTGGCTGGCTGGTCTTTGGCTGTACGATCAAGCACTGCGAAGCGCTGTGTGATGCCCTGACCGAGCGGGGCTTTGCTGGTGCCGGTGTCTATGGCCACACCGACAAGCGCGAGCGCGACCGGATC